TCCTGTGAGCGGAATTGATGGTGAAGGTGATCGCCATATCCCATTCGGGGATGTTGCGCAGCATATCGCTGTAGTACATCTCGCTATCGATCGGGAAATAGCAGATGAATTTAAATTTCAGTTCGTCTTTTAAGAACTGGCATCGTTCCCACACTTGATTACAGACCCAAATGTCTTGCAGACATATAAAGACATCTGGTTTAATTTTGTTTAAAAGTTCCGGTAAGCGAGGGATACCAAAACGATCGCCGCAGTGTACGTTTGCTGCCGGGTACGCTTTAAACGGATAATCGTGTGGATCGCCGCTGTAGTTAATTGCCAGTACGTGTACTTCGTGTTCTTTCGCTAGATGCTCTAGGACACTATGCGTCACACGAGCAAAACCTGTATTACAACATGCGTCGCCGTACCAGAGAATTTTAGCCATTCCTGAAGTATCGTTCAGATACGACTAATATAGCGATACTGTCAACTTAGTGATATGCCCAGCAAAGAAACTTTTGCATATCGCCGTGGTGCACAACTACGAGCAGTGCGGGCTATGGATGATACTTCCACTGTAGTAGATACTATATACTCTAAAGCTACCAGTGATTTTCATACGTTCTGTACGCTGTTAGATAAAGCTCCTCAGAAACATATGCTGGAGTGGTACAGCCACTTGATAACAGGTGAGTCAAATAAATATCTAATCGATATAGCTGGACCCAACCTAGATATTCTTGCCCCCCGTGGGCCCCTGCATCCCTCAACCAAAGTTGCAACCCCTTGTGGTTGGCAAACTTTAGACAAAATATGTATCGGAGATTATGTGTATGGAGATGACGGCAAGCTAACTAAAGTCTTAGATGTTATAAATTATGACGTAGTAGATACGTTTAAAGTTATTTTTTCGGACGACACATACATGATTTGTGACGATTCTCACCGAATCGATGTTCGACGCATGGGAACAGATAAAAAAGGAGAATATAAAAAACTTACTTTACAAGAAATTCGTACTTTTGTAACTACTGGTATGTCCGGTAATTGGCGTACTGGAGTCAAACGGACAGTACGAGTAGCTGAGTCAGGTGAGACCCCTTGGTTGGATACGCGAGGTTACGCACGCTATCAAGTTCCTGTTACTCAAGCGGTCGAATATCCGGAAAAAGAACTCCCGATTCATCCTTATTTGCTAGGTGTTTTACTCGGCGACGGGGGTTTAACTGATTTATTTTCGATAAATATCACAACAAAAGATAGGGATATTATTGATTTTATAAGTACAGTTTTACCCGAAGATCATAAAATTGTAGATACTTCTTATGCGTCACGAAAATATTCTTATCAAATTCAACTTAAAAATTCTGGTTCAAAAGCTCCGGTTATTGATGGTAGACGCGGTGGATTTAAGAAAAAAATCTCTGAATCTTTAGAGCTGTTGGGATTACGCGGTAAAAATTCTTTAGATAAAAGTATTCCCTCGATTTACTTACAAGGTTCAAAAGAGCAGCGCGAATGGCTTTTACGAGGTCTTATGGATTCTGATGGAACAAAAGGGAAATTAAAAGTAAAAGGAGGACTTGTTTTTGGCTCATCTAGTAAAAATCTAATTGACAATTTTTCTGAACTTGTCAGGTCATTAGGAGGAGTTGTATCGTATTTTAAACCATATTATCCTCACTATTATCGTAATAAGCAAAAAATTATTAGTAAAAATCTAGCATACAGAGTAGCTGTGCATTTACCCGAAGATGTTAAACCTTTCTATTGCACTAGAAAATCATCCATTTATTTAGGTCCAGCTGCACCCAAGAGCAACCGTGGAATCGTTAGAAGTATTAAAAATATTATACCGTGTGGTAAAAGTAAAATCATGTGTTTAAAAGTTGATAATAAGCAAGAAAGATTTTTAATTAATGACTATGTAGTTAGTAGTAATTCAGCAAAATCTACCGTACTAAACCTGTTTACTGCATGGATAATTGGGCGGCACACGACGGCTAAAATGCCACTGCAGATTATTTATGTTTCGTACAACATCGCTACGGCTATTCCGAAAAGCCGCATTATTAGACAGATCATTGACTCCCCTGAGTACCGCAAGATCTTCCCCAAGGTCAAGCTGAAATCGGGTATGCAGTCGGATATTGGTTGGTCGATTGACTTTGATTACGCGGGCATCCCACGGGTGGGTGACGAAGAATTTACGCTCAGGGCTGCGGGCCTTCGGGGCTCTATTACCTCTAAACGCGCCCACTTGGTCATCGTGGATGACCCTATTAAATCCAGCGCGGACATTAAAAACCCGACCATTCGGGAGGAGATGAACAACAACTGGTCATCCGTTATCGCGCCGATTATTTTTGAAGGCGGACGTTCGATTTGTCTGGGTACTCGATTCCATCCGCTGGATATTCATAAGACGATGTTCGTGCCTGAGAAGGGGTGGAAACAAGTTACCCAAGAAGCCATCACCTACGACAACAAGGGCGAGCCTGTCAGCTATTGGCCTGCTCAGTGGTCGGTCGAGTATCTACTAGGTCAGAAAGAACTTGATCCTGTTGCGTTCGCGTTCCAATATCAGCAGCAACCTGTTATGACTTCGGATCTGGTTGTGTCGCCAGATCTGCTAATTAAAGGCGAAGTAGTAACTGAATTCGACAGTTTAGCCGTGGGCATTGACCTCTCGGCAAGTAAAAACGAAACGAGTGACTACACCGCGTTTGTTTTAGGCGGACGCTTAAAAGACAAGTACTACATCATTGACGCGCACCAGTGCCGTTCGATTGGAAACTTAGAAAAAATTGATTTGCTGTGCGATATGTTGTTGGAGTGGGGAATTTTAACAAATCATGAGGGTACATTTTTGCCGACATATTCAACTATTACCTTGGTTGTTGAATCGGTTGCTTACCAAGCTTCATTGGCGGCTGACTTAAGACGGGTTTTGATAAACGATCGTGAACTCGGTAATTTGCATATTCATGAAGTTAAAGGTTTCAGGGGCGACAAAATTGCCCGTTTCCGAGGGACTTTAGGTTTGCTAGAAAACAAGAAAATCACGTTCAATAAATACCGAAAATTTGACGCTTTGTTTGATCAACTGATCAACGTCGGGGCTACGTCGCACGATGACCTTCTGGACGCTTATACCTGGCTGATTCAGTACCTGCAACGAAGAGGGCAGTTCTCAGTGGAGTATTGATTTTTTCTTCGTGGAACAACTAAAGTCCGAACAGTCTCTCGGCACTGCCGAGCCTCGCGATATGTCTAAGAAAATTTGGGTTGCAATTACTGCCCATAATCCCTTGCAACGATTAAATCCTTTAATCAATGTTTTAAGCGAGTATCAGAAATTTCAGCACGAAATCTGTGTTAATATTTACGTTAATTATGAAGCTCAAGAAGACGTACCGACACTGGAGTCGGTGCTTGAGCAGTTCGATAAGTTAAAAATTAACGTCAAAGTAGCGTCACCTGAATACCAAAATTGGTATTTGACTTGGGCGCATAAGACTGACCTTGCTCTCGCCATCCTTAATAGGCAGGCAGATTTTTATATTTATCAAGAAAACGACGTTTTGATTCGTCGCGATAACTTTGACTACTTTATGAAGTGGAAACCTGTTTTAAGTCGTTACAACTTAGAACCGGGTTTTGCGTTATTTGAAAATTTTGACAATAAACGTGTTCCAATTGGCAATTATGAAAAATGGTATTTGACAAAAGAAACACCGAATGTTTGGCACGACATTGGTTTTACAGTGCCCAAATTATTAGTTGTTGATTTTGAAATTGATTTTTTTGTGCAGTTAGGTAGCCCTTACTATTGCGGAATGATTTTGGATCAACGTGACGGGGAAACTTATATTCGGTCAGATAGTTACGACCCTGAAAAAAGTTACATAAAAACAGGAATTAGAAATTGGCCTATTGCTGATCGAAGTTCTATGGGACTTGCTTTTGAAAATCCTCCATCTAACCACGAACATCGAAGATGCGTTCCTGTTGTTGGGGATAATGGAACTTATAAAATTTTAGATTGCGGTTTGATTCAGCACGATGACAATAAGTACTCTGCCCGCTTGAAAGAACAACATGGCGACTTATTATCCGTTGAGGAAATGTTGGTTTTTTGAACTTTTATGGTTGATCAAGTTAAAGATCCTGTTCGTCCGGATTATTACGTTCGTAACGGCATTGAGTGTTATGAAGTGCAAAGAGCTTCTATGGGACTCATTAAATATCAAGGTTACCTTGAAGGATGTGCGCAAAAATATTTATGGCGATGGGAAAATAAAAACGGAAAGGAAGATCTTCAGAAAGCCGTAGAATATTTGACTACACTATTAGAAACACTCGAATAAAATGGACGTTCGTGCTTTCGGGTCTGTTTACGGTCAGACAGCTTCACTTCCCTACGCAAGTGGATTTTCAGTTAGTGCTTCAGGTCTAAATTTAACGTTTGCAGCTTCTAGAGCAATATACGTAGAAACAAATACTGTAAACCAGGATAAAACACTTACAGTAACTTTAGCTGATACAAAAACACCTATTACTTTTCATCATATTAGAACTAGTCAGTTAATCCCTATTTCCGTAGTGTCGATCAGCGGCACCTCCACGGTAGATCATTGCACTGTGCTGTATTAATCATGGCTGACGATATTGCTAAGAAAAAAGATCCCGAAAAATGGTCGCGTGCTAAAGCTAAAGCACGAGCAAAATTAGGGGGACATAGTGCGCGAGCTATGCAGTTAGCGACTAAATACTATAAAGATATGGGAGGCGGTTATTCCGGTAAAAAATCTTCTTCTAACCGCCTTAGCCAGTGGACAAAAGAAGATTGGCAAACAAGGGAAGAACATGAAAAAGACAAATAAAATAACCATATGACTGACTTAGCTCGCGAAAAAGGTCGAACCGAACGTTATTTACCTCGTGCTGCTTGGGCTGCGTTAACGCCTGAGGAACGTCGTGCAACCGACGAAATTAAGAAAGAGGCTACATCTGGTTCAAAACCAGTGGGAACTCGGGTTGAAAATACAAAAAAAGCTCAAGAAGCTCGCAGGAAAGCTTCTAAGTACATCAAACAAAACTTAAAAAAATAAATGTAGACTAGTTATAGATCTGTTTTTTTATGGACTTAACTACCTTACTGACATCGCTGGGTGGTAAATCAGCTCGTTCTTCTTGGCGTTCAAGAACATTACCTGAGTCTTCAGATTTTGCTCAGATGCTCGCAACCGATTCTTCTCCCGGTCAAAATTCACTTATGGCGCAATTAATTGATCAAACAAAAGATGAACTTATTAGCAAAGCTCTTCTAGCTCGTGGAATTATGAAATAATATTGTTTTAAAGTTTATTATTAGTAAATACAGAAAGAAATTTATGGGCCTCTCATCTGCTTATAACCAAGCTGGTCAATTTTTTGGCAAAGCTTACGGCGACATGACTTCTGCTACGAATAACCAAATTCGTTATGGCGGTCCTTTTATGGAAGAGGATCAATCCGATTCGCAAGACGACACCTCTTATATGAGTGGAGCTGTTCCTCCTCAGACGGGCACAACTCCTGCGACAGAATCAAATACATACAATCTGGAATCTGTTAAACGTCAATTAATTGAGTCTGCAAAAAACCGGCAGCAAAATCGACCTTCTAATGGGCACATAAATATTCGCGCAGGCGGCGGTTCTAACCCCGCCATAATGAGCTAATATACTGCCAGTCGAAATACTGTTCCGTGCTGTTTGACTGTTTTTTATATTTTGACGAAAAAGAGCTACTAGAGCTGCGGATAAATATTCTTAAGGATATAGTTGATGCTTTTATCATCACAGACGGGAACCGCACGTTCCGTGGCGACCCTAAACCTTTTACGTGTTTAGAGACAATCAGAGAGCTAGGGCTTCCTGAGGAAAAAATTCAAGTTCTCCATGTTGAGCTTCCCACGATGGAGGAATGCTCCATTCCTTGGTCAAGAGAACACGCACAACGGGATGCTCTAGGTGTCGGGATGAGGATGTGCCCACCCGATTCAGTATTTTTCTTCAGCGACGTGGATGAAATCCCTAAGCCGGATCGTCTTTTAGAAGCTGTTGATTTAGCTCAAGCGCATCGTGATCGCTGTGTGCGACTGTCTATGCCTATGTTTTATGGTCGAGCTGATTTGCGTGTGCGTGATCCGAAAGGAGATGGAACAAAAGCCCCGGATAATTGGACCTGCGGGACTGTTGTCCTAGCGGAACACCTAGAAAAAACTCCTTCTCAGATTCGCATGAATCCGAATGACATTGTTCTAGGTGACTGCGATGCCGGGTGGCATTTTTCGTGGATGGGCGATGCTGAGCGAATGAAACGTAAGGTAACCTCGTTCTCTCACTGCTTCGACGACATCCCGAATGCAGTTGCTCCGGCTTACAGCGACGAAATGTTAACTCACTTAGAAGCTTATAAAGCAACAGCAGGCGGTACAGATCCTCTAGGTCGTGCAGATCACATTCTGGAGCCGTACCCACATGAGCTTTTACCGCCAGAACTGTTTAAACTAGAGCGAGTAAAGAACTATTTACTGCCAAATGACTAACCAAATGCCTAAAGAATTACTGGAACGTTTTAAAAAAAAGGGAGAAGCCGGTGAAAATAGCGAAACTGATGAAAAAAACAAAAAAATGGCTCGGATCGAAGCTCTTCGTAAGGCTAAGAAAGCTAAAGTAAAACGTAGCGCTGATAAAGAAAACTCGGGCAAGTAATCTCTGCCTGAAAAACTCGGATAATAGGTCATGGCAGACAACTTAAGCATTCGCAGTCGTTATAGCGACATTCTTGAAGCTTCTCGCACGCAAGATCGAAGCAAGCAATCTGCCACCTTGGTGGTTTTGAGTCATTTGCAGCAGATGACGCTGCTTATGATCAAAAAAGGTGTTCTTTTTTACTGCGAACAGGATACTTATAAAGCTAGGAATAAGTTTATTGACTCTTTGATGTCTTTAAACAAGATTGATATTCGTTTCCCGAGTATCATTCGGAATTTTTTAATAGATGGGTGCGGTTTATTTTATTTTCGTCCTGATCCCAAGTTAAAGTATCAGATTTACTTTTTTTCAAAACATCAGTACCGTGTTTACCACGATGTAAACGGTGAAATTGAAGAAGTTGTAATTATTTACAGCTATAAAGTCAGAAACTCTACTTTAGGTTTGCCTGCAGATACTTATGGGCAAAATAAACGCTACGTTCGTATTTCAATAACTGTAAATCAAATTAGTGAGTTTGAATCTAATAGTGAACTTAGTTTTGAGTTAGAACCAGGCACTGTTTTAACCCCAAAGAACAGCCGTAAAAATGAGCTTGGTTTTATTCCCGCTGTTGAAGTTTTAAATAAACCAAATAGCAGTGGGACTGAAGGAGAGGGGGAATTTGAACCCTTTATGGAACAAATCGTGCTGCATGACAGCATGATGCAGAATATTGCTAAGAATATTGAATTTTTTGGCAATCCTACTCTGATCAGTTCGCGCCCACGCAGCGATCTTGTCGAAGCTTCGGATTCTGACCGGACTTTCCGTCCGACAATTAGTAGTCAGAGCGGGTTTAGCGGACGAGATA